TAGCAGCAATTAGAGCTGAAGGTGCAATAAAACCTTGAATTTCCACTTTATAGACTTGATCGGGAACAGGACGGAGTGTAATGACATCGTTGTAGAAAAGCAGTCCTTCGGGTCGAGAAGCTTGATAAGGCACGGATTGCGCATTAATAACCGCACCTGACGGTACTGGATTATTAAAAGTAATGGTTACCGCTCCAGTCAGGTAGTCGATCGAGCCTGCTACAATATTTCCCGAATCATCTAACCACCCTCCTACTCCATTATCGCGGGCAATTATGGAAGGAGAAGGGGTGTTCGGAGCCGCTAGGAGCACATTGGAATTGACAGTGGTCGTTCCTGGTGTGGTATAGCCTCTTAAAATGGGAGCTGCTGGAATTGTAAAAGTATAGGGGCCTGCGGTTCCATTTCCCGTCGCTACTTGGACTAAATTATTTAATTGAGGGTAGATGCGATAAAATTGCTCTTGAGAGGAAGACCAAAAAGAATAATAGCCTGCTATGTAGACGGGTGGATTGATGGTTAAAAAAGCATTTCTATCAAACTCATAAGAATCAACGTGTGGCTGAGTATAGAAAATGTATGGTTGATGGAGCTGGAAAAGCCTTAAATTCTCAGGTAAATCATAGATTAAAAAAGTATTGATATACTCATCCAAAGATGGATCGGTAAGCTGAGTAGGAGAAGGAGAGCCCACGAGCTTTCTTGTTTTAGTTCTAATGGCCTGTAAAGTAGAAGGAGCGCTCATTTTTTAAACCGTGATATCCATAAGCTAAAGGGACTATAAGACGGACAATCTGCCCTGTCTCATAGCCTTGGTCTTCTGTTGTTGTGACTATTGCACGCAAAGCATTCGTCACGTTTGAAAGCAAACGCCGCTTCGGCACAAAGTCGGAAGGCATTTTAAGCCTCCATGAAGTCGAGAGACTGAAAGCCGTAGCGTCTGCGGACTGTTCCTACTTCAACGGATGATAATCCACTTTGTGGGTCGATTTGATAGTGATGCACAGGGTAGGCGCAGGAATTGACTTTTCCTCGAATACCAGCGGCCGTTGCATCGATTCCATTCAAATGTCTTGCTACCCAAAGAGGAACTTCGTATTCTTTTCCGTCTTGAAAGGTATATGTTTTAGTTCCTTGTCCCGGATATTTTCTCACAGAGAAAGTTGCTGAAGCACCCGGACACTCATAACATTTAAAAACTCCTTTAACCAAGCGGCTTTCTTCCTGCATGATTTTATGAAGTCTTTCTTTTGCCGCTTTTTTAGGGTCAGCGGAGACCACTGTAGAATTAGACATTAATCACCTAGCATTGGAGGAAGGGGACGTTGTGTCCCCCTCCCCATTGGTTTATACTTGAACTCCACGCTCAGCGACCCATCTGTAAGCCTCACCGCTTGTTTGAACGGCAGGGCCTATAATGAGACCTCTAAACGTAGTGTTACGAGTCGCATCATCCAAGAGATTTTCCCAAGGTGATTGCGCTGTCATACCAACAGGCACGACTTGAGCTTGACCTACGCCACCAGCAGCTTGAACAGAAGTTGGATAAGCAAAGGCTGTAAAGCCAGAGGTATCCAAATCTACTGTGATCGTGTTGGTAGTTGGATCGATCGCCAAAATCGTTGCGTATCGGTTATTGGCTTCCACCATTCCCCAGTTCTCAGGAACCAATATCTTGATTCTCTGACCCACTGTGAACTCATGAGTCACCGACATGGTGATCACTGCATTGACTGCTTGAGAGATAAAGGTGATGGTTCGGTTGCGTGGGTAGAATGGAGCTTGGAATGGAATCCGACGGAAGAAACCGCCTGTTCCAGCCGAGCCAGGAGCCACACCGGCGTAACCTAATGAGAAGCTCACCCCAGGGTTAATCGCAGTCACTGTATATTCAATGCCTGTGATTTGTTGCGCCCCAGTGTTGTCTATCAGTCGGACAACGTCCCCAACGGCTAAACCGGCAGTATTAACGGTAGATACTTCAATAGGGTTAGCATTGGTTGTGGCAGTCTGTGCCAAAACAGGTCCCGGAGATAAATCTCCAGAGTCTTGGATATAGAAAAATCCACCCGATGCGATAGTCGACCCAATTAAGACATCAGAGCCATTGGTCTTAGTCTCAATAAAAGCCGAGTTTTGCGGCATTCCTTGCGTCCACCAAGCTTGCATGACAGGAGTTGTCGCTCCTCCAATGCCTAAGCTTGTGAGGTTATACAAAGAAAATCTCTGAACGTCTGAAGGAAGCTTCAGAGGGAGCGCTGTTCCATCAGATACAAAAGCCCCTGTTACGAATGCATGTAATGGTGTACTCATATGGCCTCCTTACAGCGTTACTCTTAAGTTAATGACCCATGCGTCGTTGGTGATTCGTGGTACTTCCGCGAATTTGTATCCAACTGAGGCATTCAGAGCTAAAGGCGAATCGTAGATCGGCGGTCTGTAAATAAAGTTTGCAGAGTAGCCGTCTTGCTCGATGCAAGCATATGCCTCTAAGCCCGTGCAGAAGACGTTCAACACATCGTTTCCAAGAAGAGATGCGTTTGGCGTAATACTTCCGATAGAAGAAACAAGGAATCTCAAGTTAGAGACGCTACCCCATTCTGGTCTCAATGCAAGCATTGGAGAAGGGTATTGAGCCTTAGCGATAAATCCGGTTGCTTGCTCCAAAGAGCCGATAATCTGAGAGTTGGCCAAAGCAAAGTAAGCATCTCGGACGGGAGCTGTACCGAAGCGGTCTTCACCCTCAATATTGTCAGCGATGGTGTACGCATTGTTATTCACAAGAGTACGAATTACTTCATCAATATCTTCTCGAGTAATTTCCGTTGGGTTGTCCCCGTTAGTACCATTGACCGCGTTGATAAACGAGGCTGTTCCAGCTAACATGTTTCTTGTGAGCTCATCTTCGGTTTGACGAAGAGAGACACCAAGTCGCTGGGCTGCTTCATTTAAGACAGGGTCTTGGTTTTGTAACGTGACCTGTTCATTGATAAGAATGTACTGGCCATAGAAATCCATCTGCGCATCGATGTTGACAGCTGTCAACTGCACAGGTGGTGGTAGTATTCCTGAGTTTCCGAGCGGAACAGTGGCCGTAGGAAGTGGATTGTACCTACGCATGCGGAGCGTAGTACCCCCATTTCGCGGCATCTGTTTGAGCATCGCAGGAATCTTGTGGATAAAATAAGGCGTTGGTACGCTTAGCAGCTTATAGCTAAAGCTTTGCTGCACAGGCGCTGGCAACACGCTAGTGGTTGTAATAGACATTTAATCACCCAAGTTTTTTAAGCTCTTAGCGAGCTTTAATTGCTTCTTGCATCTCTGCCCAAAGTGATTTTTTCACTTCAGGAGTCAGGCCTTGTGCAAATGCATGTGCTTGGGAAAGGGCCGATGTTTGGCCAACAGATTGGGCAGACCGAGGCTTTTCTTGATTTTGCTTCAGAATCTCTGCCTCTTCTGCATTAAGGCCCATCTTCTTAATCAATTTATAGGCCCCTACCGGATCAGGGTTAGACATCAGCATCTTCGCCAGCTCAGGCTCTCTTTGCACGAGCTGCTGCAAGTTTTGTTTCGATACCACTGCGTCATAATCCGCATACTTGAGCCGTGCGAGCTGCTCAGCGAATTCGGCATCTTTTTTTGCCATGAATTCTTTGAGAAGCGCTGCTGCCTCTTTCTTAGCGAGCTTTTTAGTCAAGCCCACTGTGGAGAGATCATCTTCTGCGACTTCAATCTCTTCTTCCTGTTGAGGAGGAGGAGCTTTCAGCCGTTGCACTTCTTGCTCTAAGTGCTGGCTATAACGCTTCAGTTCATCCATCTGCTCTCTCATCGCACGCCAATTTTTATCTTGGTCATTTGATTTAGGAGTTTCTGGATTCTCTGAATGTCCTGATTCCTGAGCGGCGGCCTCAGTAACTACGCCCGTTGCTTCTTCTTCAGACATTCAATCACCTTTTGGTATGGCGAATACCTATATCTGCCAACTGTCCGGAAATTCCGGATAACTCGATGACTCTAACGCGGTCTCACGTTATCGAGTTAAATTTTTATTTAACATGTTGCCGAACATTTTGTCAAAAATTATTTTCACATGTAAAAAGAAGAAAATGGAGGTCTTATGACAACTTTAGAATTTCACATCGCCACATTGGCCTTAATTGCCACTATGGGACTTTTGACTTGGATAAATTGGAAATGGAAAAAACAATTCCAAGTGGAAATAAATCTAAAAATCAAAGAATGGGAAAAATGCTTTCAAGAGAGACTGGCTGGCAATCATTCCATTGTAAAGCGCTTTACCGAAGAAAGACTAGCTGAGTTTCGCGAGGAACTTAAACCAGCTTCCCGTCCGCGAAAAGCTTCACAAAGTCGCAAAGCTGTCTCTCTTCTGAAGATAAAGAAGACTCGTTAAACAATAGATATTGACACGTTTCTTCATCCGGAATCGTCCAATGATACTTCAGCTCTGATGATTCATTATCATAAGAGAAAAGAGTGGTATCATAAATGGGTTCGGGCCTCGTTCTCCTCACAATAAATTTCTGTCTTATGAGATTAGGAATAATACGATCTCTTTGATACATGAGATGTATATAGTATTTCTTTTCATAATGACGATGACGATTAATGATATCGTCCAATTCTTTAGCCGTAGACTTTTGCATTTCCCTTTGCATGTCGATGACATTGATCTTTTCAGGGGCTTTGCGCAAAAGTTCATAGGCAGCCTTACCTACGGTGGCATCGCATTTAGACATTCAATCACCCTATTTAAAATAGAAAGCTCTAAAAAGAGCTCTCCGAGCGAACTAAGCCTTCCTTGGCTTATCCACAAAATGACGCACTTGCTCTCCAAAGCTTCGATGGTGCGTGCACCGTACAAGTCGACCGAGATGCCCCAGTCCCTGTTTCAGGAGCTTGTAAACTTTTTATTTTAGTATAAAAAAAATGAAAAGAGATGTCAAAATTTTTGCGGGAGCGGCAGTTATAGGAGTAAGGAAGATTTAAAATGAGCGGTTTATGCATTGGTCCTATAAGATATTTCAATGAAAGGTTTGATCATTTTGAGGCTAATGGAAATTTAAGCCACGCACATTTAAGCACAATGAAAAAAATTCTATTAATTTCTGCTTTAGTTTTCTGTGCAGCCATTACAACTTCTCATTGCCTTACTTATTGGAATATTCCACAAGTTTATCAATGGACGATAACTCCCCTTGGGCTTGGGTCAGTTGTAGGAGTATGTTGGAGTGCAGGGTGGATAAATGACCACTTGAATTTAAGTTTGTTGGCACGACTATCTAGATGAATATTTTATAATTATTTTCTTTTAGGTTTTTTTCTTTTTTTGACTTTTTTTGGCAACTTTTGATTTTTAGGGGTATGTTCTTCCCATTCCTCTGCAAGGTGAGGTAACTTAGCGTAAAAGTATTTACGCTGCGCTTGAGATTTGAAAGGCATTAGCACCTCGGTTTAGGCGGCCAATTATTTCTTTTTCTTAGCTTTTCCCAGTTCCGGAAACTTGCGGTATACACACTTCCTAATACCCGATGGATTCGGAGCATAATGAGCATAAGCCAAAGCAGCTCTAGCCCTTTTTTTAGTGTTGACCGGGTAGCTGTACTTACTGCTTCCGCCAGCTTTACCACAAAAACTTTTAGGCGAAACATCTTTATATTTCCCCACATTAGAAGAACCAGGTTTTTTTCTTTTTTTTGCTATTTCTTTAGGAGATAACTTCACTCCTTCTGCG